TACGAACCGAAGCAGAACAAGAAAACTAACGATCGCGATAGAATCGGAGCTTCTCTATGACCAGCATTGAATCGTTCCCCCACTCGGTTGACGCCGAGCGCGGCCTACTCTGCTCGCTAGCGCTTCAGCCGACGATCTTCGACGAGGCTGGCGTTCTCCAGCCGGCGCTTTTTTACATCCCGGCCCACAAGCTCATCTATCAGCATCTCCTGGATTGTTTCCAGGATCACGGAACAACGGACTTTGTCATCGTTCGCGACACGTTCCGCCTGCTTGAGCTTTCGGAGATCGGCGGCGTCCAGGCGCTGGCCGAGCTTTACAGCTTTGTGCCGACCGCGGCCAACTGGCGCTTTTATGCCGAGCGCCTGGCGGATCTCTACCAGCGCCGCGTCACGATCCAAGCGGCAAGCTTGCTGATGCAGAAATGCATGGACACTCATGCGGACACTTCAGTCCCGGTGCGCGAAATGTGCGAGAAAGGGCTGCTAGCGATCGCGCTAGCGCACACGCACATGGAAGAGCACATCTTCCGGGAGTTCGTCACGGCCGTAGGCGCCGGCGTAAAGAACCGCCATGCCGGCGGCCGGCGGCAGTTTATCGAGATCTCGGGGATCCGCGCGCTTGATTTGTGCCTCGGCGGCCTCAAACCTGGCGAACAGATCGTTATCGGCGCCGAAACCTCGTATGGCAAAACGGCTCTCGCGCTGCAGATGGCGACCCACGTCGCCCTGGGCGAGCAGCGTAAAAAGGTCGCCGTTTTTTCTTTTGAGATGAAGGGCGAGTCGCTAGCCGAACGGATTATTTCGGCCAAAGCCGAAGTACGGATGGGCGCCATACGCTCCGGAGATCTCAACGAAAAGGAGCTCGAAAAGATCGATTCGTTCCTGGCTAGCGTCCCGGACGGCCGCACAATCGTCATCGAGGACGCTTACGATCTGGACATCAACGGGATCATTTCGCGCTGCCGCCGGCTCAAGGCGACGGGCGAGCTGGACGTCGTCATCGTCGATTACCTGCAACTGGTCAGTCCGGCGATCGTACGCGAATCCAGCCGGCAGCGTGAGGTTGCCGATATCAGCCGCCGCCTCAAGGTCCTGGCGGGCGAGCTCGGCGTGGTCGTGATTGCCCTAAGCCAGCTTAACGAGGAGGGAAAGTTGCGCGAGTCGCGCGCAATCGGCCAGGATGCCGATATCGTTCTCTTGATCAAAGAGCCAAAGGACTCAAGCGATTCTTTCGAGCGCGAAATCTGGATCGACAAGGCCCGAAACGGCCCGCGCGGAAAAAAGATCAAAGTCGATTTTTACGGCGACTACGTAAGTTTCTCGAACAAAAGTTGACAATTCGTAGCAAAGATTGATAAGGATTCATTAAACAGTCCGGGCACGGGAATTCCCATCTCCCTTGCTAGCACCAAAGACTGAGCCCGTTCCCGGCCTGCCAAAACAGAAATCTGAGTTTCCTTGGAGGCACGAAAAGAATGGCAAAAGCAAAGTCAGGCGCGGTCCCGAAGCTGACCCATACGGTGACGCCTTCGCCGCATAAGCCCGTTAGCGGCAAGAACACCAAGACCGACAAGGCGCCCATGTCGACCGGCGAATACTCGGGCCACATGAGGCGCATCAAGTGAATCCGAACTTAACCCCACGCGCACCGCAAGGACCGAGCGACGAAGAGCTCAACCGCGTGCCTCCCGATCCGGTCCTCCTGCCTTACGGCGGCAGTTCGAACATCCTTTTTGCGATGGTCGCCGGCCCTCCGACGCCGTCGCCGCGAGTGATGCTCGGGACGGCATTTGACCACTCACGAGGAGAACGCAAATGAGAACCGACACCGCACGCACGCTGACAACAGCCTCGGCGATCTTCTACCAAAACATGACCAACCTGCAGCGCTACAAGGCCACCGTCACAAGCGCGACTCCGCAGCAAGTTCAGGTTTCGGTAACCACACCGGCCTTGAGCCTGACGTTTCCGCTCTCTCAAAACGACAACGCGGCCGAGCTGCCGATCCACCTGCTCAGCTAGCTGGATATGCCATCCACTACGAAAAAACAGCAGCGCACGATGGGCGCGGCGCTAGCAGTCAAACGGGGCGAATCAAAGGGCTTTCCGATGGCGCGAAAGATCGCCAAGGGCATGAGTGAGAAGCAGCTCGAGGACTTCGCCCGCAAACCCAAAAAGAAAAAGTAAAATGCCAGACGAACCACCAGCGGAAGAGGCGCCAGCAGAAGAAGCGCCTAAAGGGATGGTTGCCTATCCTGACTCGACCGTTACGGCCGAACAGTACGCAGAAAAAGAAAAAGCCGGGGCGCCTCCAGCGCCTGTAAGCGAATCAGCAAGTCCGCCACCGCCGCCTCCACCGGCCCCTGAGCCGCCGCCGCCGCCGCCGCCAGCGGCTTGAGATGGGCCTTCCGGTATCCAACCAACCAAGCTGGGGCGATTCAGCCGTGATCTCAGCGAAGAAAATAAACGGCGTTTTGTCCGATAAAATATGGCTAAACTCACCACCAAAGCGCGTAGCAAGCTCAAAAGTTCGAGCTTCGCGGTCCCATCCAAAAAGCCCGGCTCGGGAAGTTATCCGATTCCGGACCCCAGCCACGCTCGCAACGCGCTAGCGCGAGTCAGTCAGCACGGCTCGCCGGCCGAAAAGGCCAAGGTCCGGGCTGCGGTCCACCGCAAATATCCCTCGATCGGCAAAAAATGAGCGCAATAAGCGAGCCGGATTTTCATCAGTTGGTAGGAGCAACCTACGCAAAACTGCTCAAGGTCGAAGAGGCAGTTCTACGCGTGGAAGCGCAGTTGCTGCGCATGGAGGCGCGCCAGGTTTCGATCAGGGAAGAGATCAAGGATCAGCCGGTCGTCGGATCCTTCGCTAGCACCGACCAATGAATATCAATCCAATCGTCATCGATCTGTCGCACTACGATGGACCTGGCACTGATTACGTCAAAGCTAAGGCGGCCGGGATCGTAGGCGTGATTTACAAGGCCACTCAGGCAGCCAGCTACCAGGATCCAACCTACAACGCAGAGCGTACCAAGGCGCTTAAAGCCGGCTTGAAATGGGGAGCTTACCACTTCGGCGAAAAGGGCAATATCCAAGGGCAAGTCGCCAATTTCGTGCAGACAGCCCAGGTCGATCCGGATTCGCTTTTTTGCCTGGATTTTGAGCCATACGATCCCAATACGATGAGCCTGGATGAGGCCAAGCAGTGGATAACAGACGTCGAAAATCAGCTTGGTCGGCCGGGCGAATGCGTCCTCTACAGTGGCAATCAAATTAAGGAGGATCTCGGCAATAAGGTAGACAATTTTTTCGGCAGCCGCCGCCTGTGGCTGGCGCAGTACGGAACCAGCCCAACCGTGCAGGCAAGCTGGCAAACCTTCTGGCTGTGGCAGTACACGGGCGACGGCTCCGGCCCAGCACCACACACAATCAACGGCTGCAACAAGAACATCGACATCAGCTCTTACCAGGGAGATCCTACTCAGTTGGCGGCAGAATGGGCCAGCGGCCAAGTCGGACCGCCGCCTCCGCCAGATCTCGTCGTCACGATCAGCATTAACGCTCCTCCAGGGGTAAGAGTAGAAGTCTCAGGCGCCGCCCCAGCAGCATGAAACAGGTCATTATGTCCTTCTCACCGGTGCCGAGCTTTGTGGCGCCCGAAACACCTGGTCCGTATACGAACGAGGAGCTTGGGCTCATGTGGCTGGACTGGGTGGCTGAACTTTCTGCTGACTCCATCCGCAACTATGAGCTTGTGCTGATGGTCAGAGACGGCTTAACGCTGCCGGATTCGGTGAACGCCTGGGCCAAGCTGACAAGGTTCCGGGAGAATCAGGGCATTACTGGTTGGCCGCAGGGTCCGAATGCTTGTTTCAAGCAAATCAACTGGTTCTACCATCACGGTAAGCTTAAGGGTCCGTTTTTCTGGCTGGAAGCCGATTGCATTCCGGTCGTTCCCGACTGGTTGGATTTGATCGCCGACGAGTACCAGCGGGGTGGTAAACCGTTTATGGGAGCGATTGTCGAGCCAGATTCCCATCTTGCGCGGATAGGGCGTGTGCCACGGCATATGACCGGAAACGCCGTCTACCCCGAGCACGCCTACAAGCTAGCGCCAAGGATCATGGAAGCTACGCATACCTGCTGGGATGTGCTAGCGGCATCGCAGATCCTACCGCAGTGCCATCCGACGACACTCATTCAGCACGACTGGCGTCGTCCGGAAATTAAGGATAGACAAGAACTCTCCAAGATCCTGCTTCCGAACACGGCGCTCTTTCACTCCGACAAATACGGTGCTATCCGCAAGATCCTTGGCAAGAAGGATGAGCCGGCGCCGAAGCCGCCGATCGACATGCCGATCACCGAATACGCCGAGAAGCGCGGCTCGCCAATTGCTGGCTTGTATCCAAGGAATGACATTCCGCCAGGCTTAGGAATCAGCGCGGCTGAGGTATACATCGGACCTGCTGTTGGCGATCCACCTTCCCCGATTCAACCGCTAAGTTTAGCGTCGCTTGAGGACTTGCTCGAGCAGATCAAGATGCGCGCCGCCGATCCAATCGTCCGTAAGAAGATCGCCAAATACCTCGTCGTTCACAACATCGTCAACCATGGCCACTGCACCCAGTACGGGAAACCTTTCGGCGGCAAAAAGGGCGCTAAATACAAGCCGCCGGCCGCACGCGGGCAAGAACCGCCGCAGCCCTTGAGTGACGACGAATTCAAGGATCGTATCCAGAAGAAGGCCGTAGAGAATGCCGCCGCCAGCGTTACAGACTGATGAAGACAACGAGCTCTGGCCGTTCTACTTCGATTACTTCGGCGATCTGCCAACGATTCAGAAACTTCTTTATTGCGGCCTGCATGATCCTGACCCTGAGCTAGCAGACTTCTACCGGGGCAGATACCACTACCGCAAGCGCGCGATCCGGATGCTCTGGAGCGATTCAGATGTCCTTTGGCATCCGTGGATCGATCGGGCGCTGCGTTCTTTCTGCGACTACAACTGGATCACATGGACGGGCCCAGCAGCTAGCGGCAAATCCATGGAAGCCAGTCTTTTCGCGCTCGAATACTGGATGGAGAACCCCGAAGCGACCTCGGTCATCATGGCTAGCACTACCAAGAGCGCGCTAGCGCGCCGGCTCTGGTACTATGTCCAGGATCTCCACTCCAAAATCCCGCCGGAGGCCGGCCCCAAGGGGGAGCCAGTTTACTCCGAATACCTTATCCGCTGGCGGATGGGTGATAAGAAAAATGGTATCTTCGGCCTCGCCGTCGAAGATGGCCCGATCGAGGAAGCGATTCATAATCTTATCGGTTTCCATAACAAGCGGGTCCTTCTCATCGTGGACGAGGCGCCGGGCGTCCGCGAGGCGCTCTTCCAGGCGTGTGACAATCTCTCAAAAAATCCGGAGTTTAAATGCCTGATGATGGGCAATGCCGAGTCCCGCGAGGACCCGCACGGCCGATTCAGCGAGCCCCTTTATGGCTGGGCTAGCGTCGATCCAGAGAAGGACCAGCAATGGGAAACTCAAGGCGGCATGGCGCAAGGCAACGGCGTCTGCGTTTTCTTCGACGGACGAAAATCGCCGGCTATCACCGAGCCGGACGGCAAAAAGATCTACCCGTTTCTGATCAATCAAGACCAGATCGATTCTGCACTGGACTACTACAAAACCCCCGATGACCCGCGTTTTTGGAGCCAGTCGATCGGATTCTGGCCGCCGATCACGCTTAAGCGGACCGTGCTAGACGAGCGGATCGTCAACAATAACCATGTTAAAGAGCCGGCCACCTGGTACACGGCCTTTAAATGGTGCGCGGCCCTGGATCCATCCTACGAGGGCGGCGACCGGAAAGTCTTCCAGCCCTTCAAGATGGGCCAGCTCGGACCCGACACGGGCAACCGCTGGCAGATCGAGTTCGCTAAACCCGTCGAGCTCAAGATCTCGATCAAGGAGGGAGCCGAGATCCACTACCAGATTGTCCAGCAATGCGTCGACCTCTGCGAAATGCTGACCATTCCGCCGGGGAGGTTCGCTGTCGGCTCGAGCGGTGAAGGTGGCGGATTGCTTTCGATCTTTCGCCGCGAATGGGGACCCGTCGTCGGCATCGAGGAGTCCGGCGAAGTCTCTTCCAGGCCGGTCTCAAACACGAACCAAAAGCCGTGCAAGGAGGAGTACGACCGGGTCGTGACCGAGCTCTGGTTCGCTGTCCGCGAGTTCGCCATTCATGGCTGTCTGCGCGGAATGCCGGAGGAAGCATTGCGCGAGTTCTACACACGGCGCTGGGATATCCAAAGCAAAAAAGTGCGCCTGGAGACGAAAAAAGAACTCAAGCAGCATTTCCGGCGCTCACCTGACTATGGCGACGCGGTGGGCTTCTGTATCGAGCTAGCGCGACGCCTAGGCGCGATCGCCGGCAACCAGGACCTGCAAAAAACTAACAGGTGGGGCATCGAGGATCAGCACGACTACGATGACATGATCCAGGACGAGAGAGCTTTCTGTTACTCAGGGAGTGAATGAGAATGCAGAGGCTGCTTAACACTAGCGAGGTCCCTCCTGACGGATTCAGATTCTGGCAAGCAGAGACCAGGACCTGGGTCCGCGCACCGGATTACGACAACCTTTTCAGCCTCGTGCGCGACCATCGCAAGGTGAACAACATCCCCCTGGGAACGTTCTGGCAGGCCGAGATCGAGGATCAGCTCTGCCAGAGCTTACCGGCAGGTTTTTGCAAGGAAGAACATCCGGCCGCTAACCGGCGCAACGTGCTAGCGCGGGTCGGATGGGATGACGTTCTACGTGGAACACAAACCATCGCAAGTTGGGCCGTTCACGGACTTAAGCATGTCGACCAAGCGCTAGCCGATTCGCGGGCCGACGTTTGTTCCCGGTGCTATTACAACGTCCAGATCTCCGGGCTGTGCGGCGGTTGCCAGCACCTGCAGAATCTCGCCGCGAGCTTTACCGGCGGCCGGCGAACATCATCCGAGCCGTTTCTCAAAGCCTGCGCGGTCTGCAAATGCTCTCTGAGCGTCAAGGTTTGGGTCCCGATAGAAGATATCCGCGCCGGCACACCGGCAAGCCAGGTCGGTCAATTCCCGGATTTTTGCTGGATTAAACGCGAACTAACAAT